AGCGTTCCCGACGACCCATTGGCTAAAGCCCAAAACGCAGTGCCGCTGGTATTGCTGGCGCCGGACAGAGGAACCAGCACAGTCCATGTGCGGCTGCCGGTGTCGGAGATGGTGAAACTACAACCGCCGACATACTGCACCAGCGCGCCGGCGATCAGAAGGTGCCCGCTTGCTCCTGTGTAGCCGATGGTTACCCCGGAATTCCCCGAGTTGTTACCCGCGCTGGCCACATAAGACCAGCTCGCGAATGCAGGACATGCGAGGAGTCCCAATGCGAATAGTATCTTCATGCCTAATTCACCGTATAATCGATGCTGCAATTCAGCGCGGTGGGAGTGCCGCTCATCGACGTAATGGTCAGGACCACCGGGGCATGCGCCGCAATCGCGCAGCTCGACGTCCCGCCGCACTGGCCTGACCCATTCGCGAAGGTTGAAGTATTGGCGCCCCCTGTTATCGCCGTGAGATCCGAGCCGAGCAAATGCGCGCCACTGTCCGTCCCGATGGTGCCCTCCGCGCGCTTGTCTAGATTGATCACCACATTCGTCGATCCTTGGACCGCGCAAAACACGCGTGTCAAGACGATTGCCGTGGGCGGATTGATCACCAGGATCAACCCGGAATCCGATGTTGCCGGCGCCAGGTCCGTCATCGCCGCCGTCCGCGTCTGCAAGTGCGACAGGGTTGTCGCCTGCACCATCTGCCAGGAATTGCCGCTCGAATCCAAACATACCTGGGCACTCCCTCCCGATGTCGCGAAATAGCAGGACACAAAGCCGCTAGCCGGAGTACTGGGAGCGCTTCCCGTCGCCCCTGACACCAGCCACGGCCCACTAGCGGTAACGCTCAGCATCTTCTTCCAGCTATTGGTTGCATAGCACCACCATTCGTCGCCGTTGGTCGAATCAATGTAGGTGTGAATAGCACTCGTAGTGGGTGCCGTGCAATTGGCGCTTGGCGCGCCCGCCGCCACGGCGTCCACTTGATACGCGCCGCCGCCAGAATTGAGTTGCTGTGTCCATGTTCCTGAGTTGCACTCCCATATATTCTGGCCTGCGATTGATCCTGTTACGAAACCTAGTTCGCCAACGGTGCAACCGCTTGGCAGTGAGCCACTCGTTGAAGCTACGACCATGGGCTTGCTGTGCATGAGTCCGCTCATGTCTATCGTTCCAGGATAGGCTCCTGTAAATGCCGTTCCTCCGTTGTAGTAGAAGTACGGATTTACGGCTATCCCATTACTCCCCGACCCCTGGATGACGTAATCGGCCGTCAACCCAGAGCCGGTGACGTTCCCTCCGGCGATTAGTGCGCACCCCGTGGCGTTTCCACTTGCCAGAATGCCCGTGGGCGCGTAGCCCGTGGAGCAGAGGCTGGGAGCCGCTGCCAGTGCGGTGGCCGTGCCCGCGTTGCCGGTGGTCGATTGGTTCAGCGTGGGAATATCGGCTGGGACGATGGCGCGAAACGCCGGGCTTCCGCTCGATCCATTGGGAGCCGCCAGGAAGAAGTTGGCGGTCTGGGAGCCGAACGGCACCTGGATCTGGGCACAGCCAACTGCGTTTCCACTTGCCAGAATGCCCGTGGGCGCGTAGCCCGTGGAGCAGAGGCTGGGAGCCGCTGCCAGTGCGGTGGCCGTGCCCGCGTTGCCGGTGGTCGATTGATTGAGTGTGGGAAAGTTGCCGGCAACCGCTGGGACGGTGCTTCCCGGGGAATTGCGGTACGGAATGCTGTTCGATCCGGGATCGCCCAGTCCAGTGGAGGCCGCTACCGCCGCGTAGCTGTAGCCGTTCCACATGCACCAGGCGAGCGCGGTGCCGATCCCGGAGCAGACGCCCGAGGCGGAAGCATCCACGAACAGGTAGGGGGTATTTACCTGGGGGCTTATCGGTGGACTCGCGAAATGGGCGACGAAGTTGATTTGCGTCGGATTGAACTGCGTCTGCGCCGGCAGACAAACCGACAGCGCAAGGCAGGCGAGTACCGTGAAGCAACGAGAGAAGGTCCGCATTCTTAGTGTCCGCTCCAATGGCCTGTTCCATCGCCGTGTTTCGACCGCGATTTCGCAGCGGGCTTCAGCACGTTCTCGTAATACCGTGCTTGTTCGCCGGGGAGTCCGGGCTTGTGGATGTCGGCCGCGGCTTCGGCCGAGACCGATTTTCCATGTCGTTGAGCGCGCGCGGTAAGGGCGCCTTTGCGCTTGACGTCGTGCTGGATGTCTGGCTGGTCGGGGCCGGGCTTATAAGACATGGGAGTTGTCCTTTGGCGATGCGGTTTCTACTTCAATGCCCCGACCAGTGCTTGGCCGGTGAATGCGGTTTCATCCCCACGCCGAGCGCCGATTTGCGGGCCGTGACGCTCGCTGCCGGCGGCGCGCTTTTGCTTCCCGAATTGTGGGCCGGCTCCTCTTTCATGCTGGGGTGGGCTTTCAGCACGCCGTTGGCGGTTTCGATGGCCTGGGCTTCGTCGCCCGTTTTGGCCAGCACGCCGTTGGCGACGTAGCTCCATTGCCGCTGGCGGGCGGGAGTGTCCGCAAGGTGGGTATGCTTCTGCGCGTCCGTGTGTTTCCAGGGCATTAGTTGACCACGTGGATTTCGTACATCAGGATGTCGCCGGCGTGCGTGCCCTGGAAGAAATACTGGTTCAGGGCAATGTCGTTGAAGTAGGAGTGCGACTCGACGGTCCACGTCCCGCCAGGCTGGCCGGCCGTCGCATTCGGAGTAACGAATATTCCCGGCGTGGCGTTGTCGGCGGTCAGGTTGACGTTGCCGCCCACCTTGAAGACGCCGGTGTTGTTCGGCGCCGACTGTACGACGATCTTATTAACCTTGGGCGATCCCGCGAAGGAACTCAGAGCGCCGGAAAATGCCGTCGCGGGAATCTGGACCGGCGCGGCGCCGATGGTGAGCGATCCGAAGTAAGTTTGCATCGAAGTCCTGGCGGAAAAAAACGGGGCCGCAAATGGCAACGGCCCCAGGTTGGAAGGAGACTGTTAATAGCCGACGCAACTGTATTTGAAGCCGTCGGTATTGGTATTCGGACCGGTGAAGGTCACCGCCGACCCGGAGACGTAGCCCGCCGCCAGCACGCCGATGTTATTGGCGATGGTGGTGGTGTCCTGCGCGGTGCAGGTGAACGTGCTCGCACTGGTAAATGCCGGGCTGATGCCCGTCACCGCAAAGGTGGACGGCGAGCCGCTGGCGAGAGTGCCAGAACCCTGGACTACTTTCAGGCCGACGATGGCCGCTTTACAGGCAGCGGTAGAGCTGCACGCCTGCGCGGACACCGGGAGCGAACTCCAGACGTTGCGCGCGGAGCAGTAATGGAAGGCCACCAGGTCGGTGCGATAGTTGAGCGGCGATCTGCCGGGGACGCATCGCACGGGGTCGGAGCTTCCGGTGGTGAAGCCGATGAAGGGGACCGGGATCGGACTGGGATAGTCGACGCCGGGAACGGGAGCGGACGCTTGCGCGAAAGCGCAGGCCGCGAAGATGGCGAAGGCGGAGAAGAGTTTCAGGAGGCGCGTCATGGTGAGGGTTCCTTTTCGGAAGAAGCGGGGCTGGCATTTCACCAGCCCCGGCGTTGAAAGCCTTAGTACGAAGGCACCCATTTGGAATTCACCGAGTCGTAACAGAAGGTCATGACCTTGTTGACGATGGCGGTGGAAGCCACGGCGATGTTGCCGCCCGAGGCAGTGCTCGTCCAGACGGCATCGGGGATCAGCGCGAGGCAGCCGTTCGGAGCGAGGGCCGCCGGCACCGTGATGGTGGCGAAGGCCGAGCTGGTGCCCGAAACGTGATGCAGCGGATTGGTGGGAGCGATGGTCGTTCCTGCGGTCGACAGGGCCAGTACGGCGCCTTCGACTACCGGCACGCCGGGATCGAACGCGCTCCAGAGTTGCACCGTGCTGGTGGTGCCGGTGGCGCAGTTCCAGGCGCGTCCGGTCGCCACGGAGAGCTTGGGGAGCACTCGTTGCGTGCTGGCGGTGCAGGGAGTGCCGGCAACGGGTTCGACGAGCCCCGCGCCAGCGTCCTGCGCATCGTAATAGTTGGCGGGGCCGGTCCAGACCTTGACGCCCGAGGCGTGGCCGGTCGTTTTGGTGCCGTAGAAGCCGCGCTCGACAGTAACCTGGCAGGGGCTGACCGCGCTATTCACGGCATTGACCCGGAACAGTTCCCGGTCGATGAACAGCAGGTAGTAGTTGTTGCCCGCGCCGTATCCGATGCCGCCCTGGGTAGCTTCCAGAGCCGGAGCCAGGATGTTGGTGCACGAGGCGACCGAGAGGACGTAGCGATTGGTGCCGGCGGCGGCCGTGGTGGCGTCCAGAACAGCCGCGGAAAGCGTGGTGCTCTGCATGGTCGCCTGGCCGAAGGCGAGGCTGGAGAGAGCGACGAGGGTAAACAGAAGGGCGAAAGCCCGCAGTTTGGTATTCATAGTTGGTTTCCTTGTTGGGAGAGTTTTCGTTTTACGGACCTGTGCGGATCCCGAAAGATCCGCATAGGCCGCCTGTTGGTTACGCCCCGCAGACGCGGACGCCCATGTCGTCGCGGACGCGCTTCACGCCGCCGAGGACGTCGAGACGAGTGATTTTCTCGTTGGTGCCGATCACGTAGCCGCGCAGCAGCCGGATGCCGATACCGGCCTTGGGGCTAGAGACCCATTCGGACCATTCCATGCCGCCGGGAAGTTCCTGCTTGACGATGGCCAGCGCGATGGCATCGCGGTGGAACGCCATCCCTTGAGCGCTGGTGACGTTGGCGATGGTCGAGAATGCGGTGTAGGGTAGGCCCCACACGAAGACTTGCGCGCCATCCGCGGGCAGCGCCGTCACGGTCTGGAACGGGCTGGTAGTGTCCGCGTTGATGGGCGGGGAGATATTGCACACCCCAACGCCCCCGGCAGTGGTGGTCATGGCCGAGGTCAGCACGAAGCTGCGCAAGGGTCCGACGTTGCGGTAGCTGATGGGGTTCACCGCGTAAGAGCCGGCGAACTGCACGATGTCGCCCAGGTTGAGGCAGTTGACGATGGAGTCGTCCCAGCTCCGGGTCTGGATGGTCGCTCCGTTGTTGGTGATGCCGCCGCCGGCGATGTCCACCAATGGATTCGAGGCGATGGCTCCCGCGGTACCGAGAGCGCCCACCTGGAAGCGGGCGATGTTCACGTCCTCGTTAAACCGGAAGTTCAACGCGGTGCCCATCTTGCCCGTCAGGTACTGCTGGCTGACTTCCTTCTGGGGATTCAGCAGGTTGGCGTTGAAGCCGAGCACCGCCGCGGTCATATCCGGGGAGATGACCATGGCATTGAGGCTGACAATGCGGGGCACGCCATTGTTGGTCATCTGTACGCCGGCCTGGGCGTAAGTGGCCACGGAATTCGGCAGGACGCCGGGGGTTCCCACAAACGTGAAGAAGCCCGAGAAGACGTCGCACAGATCGCCGTCGATCATGTTGGCGATGGTGGCCGAGGAGGGCTCGACGTACCGCTCGCCGAAGCGATCGATAGTCATCGTCAGGTCCTGGTCCGAGTTCTGCAGGTCCTGGCCCCACAACTCGTTGATGACGATGGGGACCATTTGCTCCTGGATGCCTTCGGGTTTGATGCCATCGCCACGCCGGCCGCGGGTACGGACGGGCAAGCGGGCATTGAAGGTGTCGCTATTGTTGCGAGCGCAATCGCGAATCGCGCCCTTCTGAATCTTTGGATTCAGGCCAGACTATTTCATCGCCCCAGTGGGGCGCTCCACGCTTCGGGCCGCTTGGCCCTACTCCCGATCAAGGGATAGTCGTTGAGCCTTCCTGTTTCCAGGCTTGGTTGCTGATTGCCGTGGCTTTCGCTTTAGGTGTCCCAGCAGTTCATGGAGTTCTTCGAGGCAGGTTGCCCTGCCAAGGGGCTAATTTACTAACCCGATCTTTTCGTTCTTTACTGCGAATTTCTCATCGACCTATGTGTTCAGGCCTGGATCGCTACTTCCAGGCCCCGCCCGAACTTCGCTGGGTTCAGGCTGCTGCAACTTTCATTGCAGAGCAGACTATTTCATCACCCCGGTGGGGTGTGCTGCGCTTCCGGCCGCTTGGCCGTACTCCCTTGCGGGATAGTCGTTACGCCTTTCCTGGTGTTGGCACGCCGCCCGCAACGCAGAGTGCTTCGCCAACGGCATCCATACCAGGACTTGGTTCGGCGTTTCCGTGGGCATCGCTGATAGTCGCTTACTTGGTTAATCGTGTCAACCAAAAAGATGAACCAGTTTCAGCCTTTAGGGTTTCGCCGAGTTCACAGCATTTGCAATGGCGATTACTCGCCAAGGGAGCTAGATGTTGGCTAACTCGCGAGAGACCATCTTCATCATGGTCAGGTCGTTTTCGAGCCGGATGAGCGAATCCTGTGCAATTACCACAGGGTTTAATAGTTCGTCCATTGATTTCCTCCGCTGTCATCGCGACAGGGGTGCTCTGCGAACAGAGCGGGTTAGTAAGTAGTAAAGTTGGCCGCCGCGTTATCGTCGCGACAGGCGGCGGCCGGAGGGGGCAAGAACTTGGTCAGGCGTTCTGCATATTACGCAGCCGGCGCACGTCTTCCATGGAAAGGGCGCGCAACTCCGGCTGTGTATAGTCCTCGGGATAGCGCTTGGTGACGGCGCCCCCACGATGACCCACGGGCTTCGGAGGTGCGGCTTTCGGCCGCGGAACTTGTGCTTGTGCGGGCGGTAATGGAGCCGCTGCTACGGGCGTCTCGCGACGGCCGTCGGTCCCCGGAGCGGGTGCGTCCGGGCCGGGAGCGGCTGGCAATGCCGAAAGAATCCGGTCGTACTCTTCCCTCGCCGCATCCTCGACCACGCGAATAGCGCGTTGCTGCGCCCGTGGGCCGAGTTGCGCGAAGTTGTCCGGTAACTGGGTTTTGGCCATGATGCGCGTTTCTTCCTCGGGGTGGGTTCCCAGCCAATAAAGCAGTTCCCCCACTTCCTCGTAATCGCGCACTACCAGGCCCATGGCGACGGTGCCGTGAGTTGTCTTGGGATCGAGAAGGCGAGTAAACACCTCCTCGGAATCGGGATGGACCGCTTTCAGGCGTTCCCGCGATTGGGTCCAGCGCTCTTCCGCGGCTGTCCGTTCCGCTTCGGTGGCCAACCGTGCGGTTTCTTCAGCCGTTGATTTGCGCGCAGATACCTCGTTCGCTTCCCGTTCCTGCTGGGCTCTGCCCACTTGCCGCCGCTCGTCGCGGACCAGCCAGCGGGTATGCCTTGCGTTGAACGGCTCCCATTCTTCGTCGGCGTCCATCACCGGCTCGGGATCGTCGTCAACCGGAATGACCGTTGAGGCCTCCTCCGCGGGTTTCACCGGCAGCGCAGCGGGTTTTTCCGCCAGCTTCCGGTTCATCTCCGCGAGGGTGGCCTTGAGGCTATCCAGTTCGACGGCCTGCCGCTCCAGTTTGCGGGCGAAGCCGCCTTTGGCCTTCTTCGGCTCGTGCGGCGCCGGTTCCCCGCCGGCGGCGGGCGTATGCCCGGTTTCGTCCGTTCCGTCTCCAGCGGTGTCGCCAAGATCGGGATCGGACGCGGGTGGAATCGTTTCGCCCGGCGTGCCGGCGGGCGCTACGGCTACCTCTTCGGCGGCCGGGGGGGGAGCGGCGTCGGTGGTCTCGGTCGTCTCGATCGAGCCGTACCCGCTGTCCTCCAGAATCTTTTTGATGGTCTCCGCACTTTGGGTGCGTGACTCGATATTCAATTCCGCTAAATCTGCCATAAGTTGGTGGGTCTCGTTGTGCGGCCAGGTTCTCAACGTCGTCGCGACGGAAGCGGCCGGGTTATGCTCCAGCAAGCGGCTGCGCCTGCGCGGGCGGGGGTATCGGCGGCGTGGCGGCCTGCGCCATATCGGCTTCGTGGCCTTGTTGCTGCGCGGCCATGCCCTGTTCATGGGCCTGAGCGTTGGCCTGGGATTGCGCCTCGGCCTGCTGCTTCTGTTGGGCCGCCTGCTGCAACTGGAGATGCTCGGCTGCGTCCGCCGCCGCGGCGGCTTCGACGTCCATCCCCGCTCTCAACAAAGCCGCTCTCCGGTCGAGTTCCGCCTGGAGGGCGGCGTGATCCAAGTCGGCGAGTTTGTTCATGGACGCCGATTTCGACATGGCTTCGGCTACCAGGATTTTGGTCTGGTTACCCTGGGTGGCCACGCGCTCGGCCGACTCGTACTTCAGCCGTTGGGTTTTCAGTTCGTCGGCCATTTGGGCGAGTTGCTGCATCAGAGTCTGGATCGCCTGGCTTTGTTGCTGCAGCTTGGCCATCATCTGCTGTGTGGTGGGCTGCTGGGCGGGATCCTGATTGTCCTGGTCCTGCGCGACGTCCGGCGGTCTCCAGCGGTCTATGAATTCCTGCGGCAGGTCGAGCATCTTGGCGATCAGGTCGAGAGCGCGCGCGCCGGCCTGCGGATTATTGGCCACAAGCTGCAGCACGCCATCGGTCTGCTGGCGGAGCAGGCTGGCGTAGGGCGTGCCATCGCCGATGGTCACGTCGTAGCGCGCCGGGTCGAAGTCCGCGCCCACGCGCCACATGCGGTTGACGCCGTTTTCGAGTTCCTGTTTATTGATGTTCACCGACCGGACCTTGCCGTCCGGGTCCATGATGGTGATGGCGCGCGCCTCGGAGTAGACGTGCGGCATCAGGTCGAGGCGGATGCGCGTGGCGTGCCGGATGGAACGCGCGTAGTTATCGGCGTAGTTGAAGTGCGCGTTATCGCCCTGGCGCTGGATGGCGTTGATCGCCTTGCCGGACTGGTCGCCCTGCGGCTCGCCCAGGTCGGGCCCCCAGATGTTCAGGGAGTTCTTGATGTCCTGGTCGCGGTGCATCAGGGCTTGGGTGATCGCCATGATGTTGGCCTCGGTGTTCACGCGGAAAGGCGGAGGCACCATTTGGCCGCTGACATCCTCGGCGTCGTAGACCAGCACGTCGTGCGGCTTGCGGTTGGCCTCGTGCCACTCGGGATGGTTGTCTATCTGGCCCGAGGAAGCGATGAAGCTGGACATGGGGGCGAGCGCGATCGCCTGCGCTTCCTTGCTGGCCATGTAGTCGTAGGCCAGGTTGGCTTCCATGGCGGGACGCACCATGCCGCGGACGGCGACTCGGCCGTCGACCAGCACCTCGCGGCCGACAACGCAGGGGAACGGAATCCACTTCCCTTTCCACTCCGTGACCGGTCCCACGATTTCGACGCCGGTCATTTTGGCCATTTTGACCACCGGGCGCCGGATGTCGCGCCGGCCGATCTCGTAGACACTCGCCGGATAGGTGTCGGCCTGGTAATCCTTCAGCCGCACCACCTTGCCGGTAGAGAGCATGAGGACGGTTTCTTTCGGGCCGCTCTCGATCCACCAGTACTCCGCCACGCGAATCGACTTCCTGCCGGGGAACCAGTCGTCTTTCTCTTTATCCGACAGGTGAATAAAGTCCCCGGTCATCGCCGTGGACGCGTCGGGATAGTCTTCTTTGAACACCACCGGATCCAGATCCTCGGTGGCGAACAGATACCGCATGTCGGAGCGGTCGAACTCGATACAGGCCGGGTCGCAATAGATGGAGAAGGGATTCGGGATGCGCTTCGAGATCAGTTTTTGCAGGAAGCAGGTCTGCAGGGAGCCGTCGTCGGTGTTATCGGTTTCCCAGTCGAACCATTCCCTCCACCATCCGATGCCGATCTTCACCGCGTGTTCGAAGGCCGTCGAGCGCGCCGTATCCGCGCCGCAATCCTGATCGATGTTGCGGTTCATCCCCTGGAGGATTTTGGCCTCTTCTTTGCTCGCGCCCTCTCCCACGGGTGAGATGCGGCCCTCCGGAGGCGACTGCCGCATGTTGTTGACGACCTGATCGCAGGATGGTCCGATCTTGTCGAAAGCCAGGCAGGGAAGCCCCTTGCGCTCTTCGCGCTGCTCGGTCTTCCAATGGTCCATGTTGTCGACGAAATTCAGTTCTTCGATGGCCTTGCGGCGGAATTTCTCCTCGTACTCGCAAATGGCGCGGAAGCGGACACGCGCTTCCTGCAGGAGGTCCCGGTCCACCGCGCCGTCTTCTTCGACCTGTTTCTTCGAGCCGGCCGTAGCTTTGACTTGAGGCGAACGGATCGACTTCGACGCGTCGGTCAGCGGGATTTGGGGATCCTGCTGGCTGGGCGCCATACTGGCTTGCGGCGGAACGAGCTGCGGGCCGTTGGTGGGAGGGAACATGGGAAACGGAGATCTGGTATTACGCTCGGTTTAACTGTTGCGGTTGGGTCTTCGGCTTCTGAAAAGTGGATCGTAGTCCCGCATAAGTCGCTCCAGGAGGGCTACGGCGCGGGGAGTCCCAAAGACGTTGGCCTGGTGCCACTCGGGATGGTTATCTATCTGCGCTTCGAAGCTCTCGCAATCGTTCGCGTGCTTTCCTCGCCCCCACACGCACCGTTCGCACGTGCCGGGAAGGGTCTTCGCCTGGTTGCCTTCGAAGGGTCGATCTACGGTCATGCGGCCACCGCCGCTCTCTCCACAATCACGGCAATGTGCTGTTCTTCGTGCAGGATGGAGTATTCCTTGCCTTCAATCACGACGTTGCCCCACGGGCGGCGCTCGTACAGAACGATATCTCCCCGGTGTGTGTCCATGGGGAATCGTCCGGTCGGATGCCGATAGGCGAAACGCTCGTCGTGGTAGCCCAGCTTCGATTTGTAGCGGTACGCATCTCCGGGCCCGGTAAGCGCCACGCGGCCCCACCAGAAAAACTCCGTGGTCTTGTCGCGCTTGGGATCGTCCGGGACAAATAACAGCCCGCTGACGGTTTTGCTCTCCCAGCGTTCCAGTTTGCGGAGGGGCTCGACCAGCACCTGGTCGTGCAGGAGGCGCAGCGCGGGAGCTGTCGGCAAGGGCGGAAGGTTTTCAAAGGAAGGTGTCATAAAGGCGCGCGGTCGTTTACACGTTGAGTGCGGTATCGATCTTGTGTGCTTCGGCTTCCGGACCGGTTCCGGGATTCAGCCACTCGTTGTTGATGGCCCGCTTGATGTGGGCGTTCATCAGCTTCGGATTTGTGAAAAGAAATTGCTTGGGTTTTCCGGCCGTGAAGTGGTGGAAGACGCGCATGCCATTCGACGCCGGCTTGAGGCTGATCTTCGTGAGCTTCGGCGCCGCGACCTTCACGGGTTTGATGGCGTGAAAGCGCAGGGAAGGCGCGGGAAGGGAGGAGCCAGCGAAATTCATAGGGGTAAACTGGGAGTGCAGGTGGCCGGGAAACCGGCAGTCTGACCGTAATCAAAGCGTGGGGTCCGGTTCCCTGCGCGCCAAAAAGCGGGATCGCCGAAAGGTGCGGCTGGAGTTCCTCGGTTTGCCACCCGCCACACGTTAAGCCGGTCATGTCGTCCGGAGGCAGGGCGACCGCGATCTATTCGTCTTCGTCGTCTTCGTCGGGCTCGGCGGCGGGAGTCGACGCGCCGGAGCCGGATGTCCCGCCCGGCGTCTCACCCGGGTCCGCAGCTCCAGCCGCGGCCGGGAAGAATGCGGCGGTGTGCTTCTTCACGTGGGCCAGCAATTCCTTGGCGGTCTTGTGGATGGTCGGGTCCGGAGAAAGGTGCGGCCCGTAGGAGTCCTCGGGTTTGGCGTCGGGATGAGGGGCAAACTCCATATGGGAGACTACTCCGTTCTCGGCTTTTTCGAGGCGCATGGAGCGCATGGGGCCATGCTTTTTGGTGGCGCCTTTCCTGGTGGCGGTCACGCTGGAGATACGATTCATGAGGTGGTGCCGCCTCCTGGCGGTAATTCAAATTTGAGAAACGGCCGGATTGTCCCGAGTACTTCGAGGCGGTCCAGGCCATCCATGTCCTTCAGGAACTCTTCAAGCTGGGGGCGGTCGATGGTCTCGGCAATCTGCTTGAGCGCCACGAGATAGCAGGCCCCACAGCGTGTCTTGTTCCGCGAAATCCGCTTGCCGCACTGACAGGTACCGAATGCGTGCGGCGCTTCAGGCTTCGGCGGGGCGGCGGCGACTCCGCCGGCGAGCAAGGTCATGCCGGGCATGCCGAACTGATAGAACGCGGAAATACGGCGGGCCTGGCCGGCCTGGTCCGGACTAATGAGGATAGCGCGGGGTTCCATTAAGTCACTAAGTCATCCAATCTCTTCCACCGGCCCGCTCATACTTCGGCGGGATATAGGCGGTCTTCTTTTTCACCGGACACTCGTGTTGCTCTACGTGGCCCATGATGCACGTCAGCGGCGCCTTGCACCTGGCGCAACGGAAGGTGGGCTCGGGTCCGCCTTCGGGTTCGCCCGGCGGATTGTAGACGTCATCGCGGCGGTTCATGCGGACGTCTCGAAATAGGCGCGCGGTCTGGCGGCGGCGGCTTCACACCCGGGGGTGCAGAACTTGCCCCCGTGGCAGAACTCCTGGCCGCACCAGGCGCAGAATCGGCTGCACTGCACGCCAGTCAAGTAAGTTGCCAGTTGCCGCGGACCGGAAGACCCGGGATGAACCAGGTCGATCTGCTCGGCCGCGGGCAGGTTGGCGGGCGTGAGTCCGTCCTCCAGGAATTCGTAAGGGCTGTGGTGGTGGCTGCTCATACCATCCAACCCCGCTCGCCGCCGGAGGGTGTACGGCTACCGGGGATAGAGGGACGCGACGGACGAACGATCATTTTGTCCCTGCCGGAATTGACCATGTAACGCGTGGCGTCCATCAAATGATCGCTAACCTTCACGATGTTGCCCTTGTCGTCGCGGTGGTACTTGCGAAATTCGTTCCACCAGTTATGGCAGCTCGGCATGACCTTGAAGAGTCCCGACACCATCAGCGTCCAGACCTTGGCGATTCCAGTATCGACGGCGTTGTCGGCCTCCGAGAGCTTCAATCCCAACTCGCGGTACATCGTCAGCAACTGGCGGCCGTCAACCTGCGATCTTCCGCGGGAGGCCGGGTCGATCACTCCGGGGATCCAGGATCCGCGCGCCTTGATGCCGGCGGCGTGCGTGGGCGGTTCGCCCTGCGCCTGGTAATACTCGTCGTAGGCCACCAGCACGCCCGATCCGGGATTGCGCGCCACCCAAAGAGCCGCGGTCCTGTTCCAGCCGACGTCTAGAGCAAATGCCCGTGGCCAGGTGTCCGGGATCGCGGCCAGCGGCGTGAGGATGTCTTCCTCCGCAGTCGGATAGATCGCGCCGGCGCCGAGCGTCGGTTCGCCCAATGTGCGCGCCTTGATCTGGTAGCGCGGCGTGGTGGCGAGGAGTTTCTTTTTCTCCTCCTCGTCCAGGTGAGGGACGTCCTTCCATCCCGCCTGCACGTAAAACTTGTATTTCCTGGCCTCGTCGTTGTCGGGCTCGAGGAAGCCCATCACCACCTCGGACATGCCCTGCAGCGGGGTGAAGGTGATGTAGACGATGCCTTTGGTGGTCATCGTCCGGAGGACCATTTCGGTGTAGCAGTCGAGCGGCGGTTCTTCGTCGCACCAGATGAAGTCGCGGGCCGTGCCTTCGAACGACTTGCGGCCCTGTTCGTAGGTCTTGAGGGTAAGCTTGCTGACTTCGCCCGAAATATGGCGCACCCATACTTCCGAGATAGCTCCCGGCATGCCGTGCGGCCTCGGGGTGGTGTGGACGATGAGATGCTTGGGGATCATCCCCGTGCCGATGGCATCGACAGTCCCTACCAGCTCGCGCTGTACGATATCGCGCGTGGTCTCCGAGGTAGTGCCGCAGGCCCAGCCTTCCGTAGCTCTGCAAAATCGCTTACCTGGCCAGAAGGCCGGGTACCGTCCCGTCAAGTGGGCAGTTGTCTCGTAAGCCCCGCTGACCGTCTTGCCGATGCGGTTGGCGGCCATGAACAGCCGCTCTTTGTAAGTCAGGCCGGCCGCGAAGAACTCAAGGTGCTTGGGGTACAGTGCGAGGCGAAACCTGCCGGTCGGCAGAAACAGGGTCTGCATCCGGTGGGTCAGCCTGCGGTCCATCTCCGGTTGCTGCGTCACCGACGCGTCGAGCACCAGCGGCTTCAAGCTTTCGGGTGAGAGCGATAAGGGTTCGGAGCTCATCGTTGTCTAAGGCTGCATATTTGTCGATGGTGATCTGGAGAGGCCGTTCGTCGACCGTGACGGCGACTTCCTTCTTGGTCTTCCACTGCCCGGTGTCCTCGGCGGCTTGCCGGCCGATGGAAAGCAGCGAGGCGACCGCGCCCGTGTCGATTTCGTATTCCGGGACGCGGGTCGAGACGCGATTGCCGTCCGCATCGACGGTGGCTTCCATCTTGTACTTCACGGTCACCATGCCGGTGTCATGGCCGGGGATATCGGCCATGCCCTCGTCGGCCGCGCGCGCCAGGATGGCTTTCCATACGCGGTGGCGCAGCGCCTTGTAATCTCCCAGGCGCCGGTCCTGATCGCTGGGTCCGCCCGTCCGGGCTTTTATCCGCCAGGCATCCTTGGCTTCGCGGACCAACTTCTGGAAGTCTTTATCCGCCCGCCAGGTGGTGACGGTGCGGCGGCAGACCCCGATTTCTGTGGCAATCTGCTCCGAAGTCAGCTTGTTCCGGGCCACCAGTGCGGCGGCCTTCTGCTTCTGTTCGGCGGGAGTCATGGAATAAGCTGCACTTATAAAAGAGGTTTACGGGCTGAAAGGGCTGCTATCAACTTGCGCCGTGTCTCGCCGTGGCGCTCGCGCCGTTTGAGCGCCCTCTGTCTGAGGTCGTCGCTGAGAATAATGCGTGCCTGTCGTTCGCACCACTCCTTGGCCCCTTCCAGGTGAAGGTAGAGCCGCTCCGACTTATCCTCGGCGGTCGTGCAGTAGCAGAGGGTCTTCTCTGTGGGCCCGTCGATGGTGGCCAATACCCGCCCGGAATCGTGGACCAGGAACCACATGCGGAAATGCAGTCCCTCGTCGGTGAGCCGCGGGTTCTCGAACCAGGTGAAGGGAAACAAGGGATTACGAATTGAAGACTTTGGAACCTGTGGCTGTCGCTGCCAGGTTATCCAGGGCGGCGTTGAACGCGGCCGTATCGGTGGAGAGCTGTGCTTGTGCCGGGGCTAACGGCGCCGTGGCCGTGGCGATGGCGGTTTGGATGGTGCCTACGTTGGCGACGCTCGAAGAGTAGGTGGCTTCGGCGGCGGCGGCGGCGGTGATGGCTACGTCTAGATTCGATTGCATAACGGAACTCCTTTTTCTGCGGTCAAAGAAACGAAACTGCATGCGGTTAGGTCTGCTTGAGCATGCGCCTGATATGCGTGTCGCTCACGCCCAGTTCCTTGGCGATGGCGCGCCGGCTCATGCCTTTCTCCAGCATGCCGGCGATTCTTCCCCGGTGAAAGATCTTCTTGGGCCGTCCAACGGGCAGGTCCTTGCCGCTCTTGGAGTGGTGGTTGCGGTTGCGGATAAAACGCGCGAAGGCCGCCGGTCCGGCGGCGTACGCGATCTGGTAAGCCGTAAAGCCTCCCTGGGTCCGCTCGTTGATGAAGCCGCGTTCCAACTCGGCCACGGCCGCGAAGATCGTGAGCATAAACTTGGCGGTGGGATTGTGGTTGTCCGTGTCGATGCCCATCGACGGACACAGGAACCGCACCTTGTAGGCATCCAACAACTTGATGTTGGTCAGCGTGTCCAGTGTCGAGCGTCCGAAGCGGTCCATCTTCCAGACCATCACGGTGTCGATCTGTTTCGCGCGCGCGTCTTCCATGAGACGGTCCAGCTCCGGCCGCTTGTTGCCTTCCTTGCCGGAGAGCTTCTCCATGTACACGGAGTACTCCGGCCAGCCGTACCGCTGCATCAGTTCCTTGAGGCCGGCCAGTTGGACGGCGCAGTCCTGATCGACGGTGGAAACTCGGGCGTAGATGGCCTTGTCGCTCATAGGGAAGGGTTAGGCGACGGTTTTCATTACGGCGCTGTTCGCGTCGAGGGCGTCTCGGAGCGAGAGGTACGCAAGCGCGACAGTGAGAGGGACACAGCCATTACCCAACGCTCGTAAACGGCTGACGCGAGAGGATTGCCGGCGTCCGTCCATCCTGTCGGCACGTTCATAAGCAGCTCGACAAACCGCGGGTTCAACATCCGGGCGCTGCACGAGCAACCTGGCCCATGCATCAAGGTCCGCCGGGCCGGGAGGGAAAATTGCGATACCGCTTCGCACAGAGGCCGCGCGTTCGGCTTCGTCACCTTGCCCGTCACTCCGGAGCGGTGATCGCCCACCACGGGTGTCGGCCACTGCTCGGCCTGTTCGGCGATCGTCGTTTGATGCCCTTGGCCTATCGAGGCCTTGCGGTTGCGCGGGCCGCCCGCGCCTGGTGAGTCCGGAGTGCGCCACCTCCGCGCCTGCTGGTCCAAGTCCTGCTCGTCCTTGCGATCCCGGCCCCGCGATCGGAACGAGTCCGTTGCCGGCGTCTGCCACGCCATCACCTGCTTGGCGAATTCCCCGCCGCCGCCCGCCGTCTTGCCGTTCTTGTCCGTATTCTGAAAGCCGTGCGGTGTCTTCCAGGCTTGGGCTTGCCTCCCCAGCATTTCGGTAGTGCGATTCGTTGCGGTACGGCTCGGCCTGGCCTTCGTGCCTTCGCCGGGGTTCGCGGTGGGAGTGGTCCAGTTCCGCGCCGCGCCCGTGAGTGAGTCCGTCGAGCCAGGGTGATTGCCGCAACTCTCGCCGTCTTCCGCCCGTGCGCTCGGCCAGCGCGAAGAGTCTGAGCCTTCGGTGAGGCGCGCGGACTTCCTCCGCGCTAAAGAGTCCGCACGCAATGCGGTAACCCATGCGCTCCAGTTCCTCGGCGACTTCATGGAAGCCGAGTCGAAGATGTGCGTCGACATTTTCGAGGAAGACTTGCTCTGGCTGGACTTCGCGGACGATGCGCGCGACGTGGGGCCAGAGGTGACGCGGGTCTTTCTCCGCGCGCTGCTTGCCGGCGCAACTGAACGGTTGGCACGGATAGCCGGCAGCGATCGTATGAATGCGGCCACGCCACGGTTTGCCATCGAAGGTTGCGAGATCGCTCCAAATTGGAGCGTCATCCAGGATGCCGTCTTTGATACGCGCGACCAGGATGCGGGCAGCAGTAATTTCCCGTTCCACGAAACATGCTGTGACAAATCGAGGGTCCGCGAGCTTGAGGCCAAGTCCGATACCTTCGTATCCGGAACAGAGGGAGAGAACTGTTTGGGGAGATGGATCCACATTTATTCCGGCGAACCATGTGGCCTACAGGGTCACCCCGCGGTAGGCCAGCGCCTTGACTGGCGGCGCGCGTTAAGGAGGGAACGCGGGTCGCCGGTCGAGCTTGTTCGATCTACACCTTACTTGGGAGGGCTGGCGCGTCGGGCGTCTTGGGGGCGACACTCGGGGGATGGTTCTCGCCGCGATCGCGATCGGAATGCGAGATTTCACCGAAGGGCTCCTCAACGATGGCGCCCTGCTGGCCCGAGACGATGGCTGCGCCGATTACGACTACATCGAACGCGGCTTCGCCG